TGCTAAATTTAATTTGCAAGAATCCTTAACTATATCATACGGTTCCGGTGCCACTGGAAGTGGAGAAGTAAGCGATATTACTCATATGAATGATTCCACACTTCGTATGACCATTAGCACATTAAGATTTACAGATGGTGTGGTTCATCCCTTAGCTACTGGAGTAACTCTTACTGGAAATAAAACTGGAGCGAATGCTACAATCACAGATGTTATAACACTAACAGATGGAAATGATGCTCTGTCTGATGGAGATACATCAATGCAAAATAGCATTATTGAAAATTCGGCAAATGATATTCTTGACTTTACAGAGCATAATCCATTTGGTGATCCAAATGATGCATAATTAGTATGATTACAGAAAATCATTTTTATCATCAAACTATCAAAAAGACGGTTTCTCTTTTTGGAACACTGTTCAACAATATTACTATTGCTCGAACGGCGGGTCAAGTTCTTTCTAATGTTGAACGAGTTCCTATTTCATACGGGCCTAAGCAAAAATTCTTAGCTCGTATTGCTGAGCAACCGGATCTTTCTGATCCTAAAGTTGCAATTAAAGTGCCAAGGTTGTCATTTGAAATTACTTCAATACAATACGATACATCCCTAAAGATGAATCGTATGAATAAAAATCATGTGGCTTCATCTGAGGGTGATCTTCTAAAGCACGACATTACATGGCAATCCGTTCCATATACGATTGGGATGCAACTCAATATCTATAGCCGTAATCAAGATGATGCCCTTCAAATTCTTGAACAAATTCTTCCAACCTTTCAACCAGATTATACTGTTACGGTGAAAGACATGGAAGCTCCTGGTATCAATGCCAATATTCCAATCGTATTAAATTCTGTAACTCTTTCAAATGATTATGAAGGAAACCAAGAATCTCGGCAAACTATTATTTACACATTAGAGTTTACGTTACGTATACGCTTCTTTGGTCCAACACGTCCTACAGGTATTATTCGCTATGTTGAAGGAAGAATGATTCCAGATATTGATACAAGCAAATTGCCTCAAGAATATGTGCACGTTTCGGTTGGAACTAATGATACTCCTCAAAATTATACCGTGCATACATCAATTGATACCTTTGGATTTGAATCAACTCCGTAGTATTAAATTTATATTATGAGTTCAGAAAAACAATCCAAGATGATGGCGGCATTGGAGGAAAATCTTCCAGTTATAATGCCGCCAACTCCGCTTCTTCCGGCAGCACTCAATCCGGCTCCAGATAAGGCAGAACTCATCTCTGATGCTGAAGAAGACTATAGGTATTCTAGAAAAAAACTTAAGAGTTTGATCGATAAAGCCGAGGAATCTTTGGAAAGACTTTCCATCGTTGCCGATGAAGCTGAGCATCCTCGAGCTTTTGAAGTTTTGGCTGGCATGCTCGAAACTACTTCGAACATGACAGATAAGCTTATGGATTTACAAAAGAAGCGTAAAGACTTCATTCAAGGAAAGAACTCTGAAGAATCTCCCAAGCAAGCCGCGGCCACAAACGTAGCCGTGTTCGTTGGAACCACCTCAGAATTACAGAAGCAACTTGCTTCTGATGCAAATACCACCATAATCGATGCAAAGAGCGCTTGACCCATCTAAGATTGGAATTTCATATCTGGGAAACCAGAATGTCAAGCGCGACGGTGTTCAGCAAAGTTTTACCAAAGCTGAGATTGATGAGTATCGAAAGTGCATGAAAGATCCGGCATACTTTGCTCGAAAGTACTGCAAGGTCATAAATCTTGACAAAGGTCTTATTCCATTTGACCTATATCCATATCAAGAAAAAATGTTCAATCATTTTCAGGACAATCGATTTTCCATTGTCTTGGCTTGCCGGCAATCTGGAAAATCAGTTAGTGCAAGTATTTACATCCTTTGGTATGCAATCTTTCATCCAGATAAAACCATAGCGATCTTGGCCAACAAGGGCGCAACGGCTCGTGAAATGCTTGGACGCGTAACTCTGGCTCTGGAAAATCTACCATTCTTTCTTCAACCGGGATGTAAGGCTTTGAACAAAGGATCGATCGCATTTTCAAATAATTCTCGAATTGTCGCGGCAGCCACGTCGGGCAACTCAATTCGTGGTATGTCCATATCACTTCTATATCTTGATGAATTTGCGTTTGTCAATGATGCCGATACTTTCTATACATCAACATATCCGGTAATTTCTTCTGGTAAGCAATCTCAAGTCATCATGACTTCGACGATCAATGGTGTGGGAAATCTATTCTATCGGTTATGGCAAGGTGCGGTTCAATCTACCAATGAGTACAAGCCATTTCGAGTCGACTGGTGGGATGTGCCTGGAAGAGACGAAAATTGGAAAAAGCAAACTATTGCCAATACTTCCGAACTTCAATTTGCTCAAGAGTTTGGCAATCAAGCCATTGGTTCCACCGATACATTGATAAATTCGGAAACTTTGTTATCATTAAAGGCCGAAGATCCAATTAAGATTCTTGATGGCGGTAATATTAGAATCTATCGTGAACCAGTCGAAGGTCATCGTTATTTTATGATTGTCGATGTCTGTAAGGGACGGGGCCAAGACTATTCGACATTTACAGTAATTGACATGACAACTAAGCCTTATGAGCAAGTTGCTTCATACCGAGATAATATGATTTCACCTCTTCTTCTTCCAGATGTTTTGGTTCGAATAGCCAAAATGTATAATGAGGCATTGCTTATTATCGAAAATAATGATGCTGGCCAAGTTGTTTGCAATTCGGTCTACCACGATTTTGAATACGAAAATACATTTGTAGAATCCACAGTTCGCTCCGGTGGTGTTGGAGTTACAATGACCAAGCGGGTCAAGCGAATTGGATGCTCAAATCTAAAGGATCTCCTTGAAGCTCGAAAGATAACGATACGAGACCTATACACAATACAAGAACTTACCACATTCGAAGCCTCTGGAGAAAGTTATGCTGCTGCAGACGGTTCTCATGATGACCTGGTTATGAATTTAGTATTATTTGGTTGGTTCCTTTCGACACCATTTGCCGAGCTTGGAGATGGAGAATTCAAGTCCATGTTATTTGCCGAAAAGATTAAGCAAATGGAAAGCGATTTGGTTCCAGCTGGAGTATTTCATTCTGGGCATGAAAATAAGCCATTAGCAGTATCAATTTATGAAGATATGATTGAGCAGCAGAACGAGTGGAAGAATCTTTAAGTGGGTAATGACCCATCAAAAAGTCCTTTCTAATAAATAAGGCTATAGTGAATTATTACTTGTCATTAAACTTATTAAACCAATAACTGAAAGGCACAAACTAATATGGGATTCCAAGTCTCTCCAGGTGTTCAAGTCAATGAAATTGATTTGACAAATGTCATTCCAGCTGTATCTACATCTATTGGCGGCTTTGCTGGTCGCTTTACATGGGGTCCAGTTGGTGAACTCACACTCGTCAGTTCTGAAAAAGAACTAGCTAACGTATACGGAACGCCGTCTACAGGAACAGCAGATTCATTCTTTACAGCCGCTTCATTTTTGAAGTATGGCAATGCGCTTTTTGTTTCTCGCGCTTGTCCCACCACGGCCAGAAATGCCGTTGGGTTTGATTCTGGTGGCGTATCTCCTGCAGCAATTCTTATTAAAAATAAGACCCATTTTGCAAATACAAGTCCAAATGGAGCTTTTGCTGCTCGTTGCCCCGGAGAATTGGGCAATAGCTTGATTGTATTTGTAGTTACTAAGAATTCTACAAATGTTGAATATACAGCCGATAATGCGCTTTATAAGTGGAAAATTAAACCCCTGGAACAGTTTGACTATAAGCCTACTGCTGAAAGCGAAATCCATATCCTAGTAATTGACCGTAAAGGTGCTCTTACTGGAACTGCTGGAACTATTCTAGAAAAATGGACAGGCCTTTCAGTCTTTACAGATGCTAAAAAGGAAGATGGTTCAAATAACTACTATAAAGATGTCCTTCGCGAATCCTCAAAGTGGATTTATGGAGTAAACATCGGTGACGAAACATATTCAGTAGTGGGTGAAGACACTCCAATCTCACAAGCCTACTTTAATGTTAACCAAGC